CATCATTTAGTGGTAGTGGTAAAAATCTATTTGATATACCAGAATCAGCATTATCGTTTTTCCCAAATAAAATAGTAAGTGGTAGTGTAACCGCATCTGTATTACCTGATTTTGGATTTAGAGTTGAATCTGTTTTAAAAGGTTCTGAATTTACAGGAAGTGTTAGAGTTAGCGGAAGTGTTACAATAAATACTGGTTCTTTTTTTGTAGGAGATGGTAGATTCCTTAATAATATTACTCTTGCCAATTTATCAATAGATTCAACTAAAATATTTAGTGGTAGTGTAACAGCATCTGTAAGTCCTGATGGTGGATTTGTAGTAACTTCAAAAAGTGGTTCATATTTTTCCGGCATAGTAACTGCCGTATCTGGTGAATCGTTCTTTAGCGGAAGTGGAGAAGGATTAGTTAATATTCCGGAATCTGCTTTAGCATTTCAAATTAATAAAATAACAAGCGGTTCAGCCACTGCATCAATTTCACCTGAAGCCGGATTTGTAGTTAATACATTCTCAACTATAAGTGGTAGTTTAATAGTATCATCATCTGCAATATTAATACCAACAGCTTCAATAGATACAATAATAAATGTCACTAATACAGCATCATCACTATATAATATTAATGGCGTACCAAATGCATTAATAACATTAGTAAGAGGTTTAACATATACCTTTAATGTAAATGCAGTTGGACATCCATTTTATATCAAAACAGTAAATTCAACTGGTACTGGAAATGCATATAATGATGGAGTAACTAATAATGGTGAAGATAGTGGTACAATAATATTTGTAGTACCTGCTAATGCACCTGATACACTTTATTATAATTGCCAAAACCATTCGGCAATGGCGGGCATTATTAATGTTGTTGATGATATATATAAACCTGCACAAATTAAATTTATAGGAGAAACTTCTGTAATTGGAAATGTAACTGCATCTATGTATTCTGGTTCTGGTAGAGGTTTATTTGATATACCACAATCATCATTATCATCTGAAGTATTTAGATTAGTAACTGGAAGTATTACTGCATCTGTAACTCCACAATTTGGATTTAAAGTAGAATCATTGGGAAGTGGTTCTCAATTTACTGGTTCAGTTTCTATAAGTGGCTCTTTAACTGTATTATCCGGCTCTGTATTATTAAAAGAAGCAACTGGTTCATTTAGTGGTTCGTTTGAAGGTGATGGTAGTAGATTGAAAAATTTAACTATCCCACCAACAATATCATTTATAATAGGAAGTGGTAGCGCAACTGCATCAGCTACACCTGATTTTGGATTTAAAGTTGTTACTGATGCAACTGGGTCTTCATTTGGTTCTAGGTTTACTGGTTCTATTGATGTTAGTGGTAGTGTACAAGCCTTTTCATTTATTGGAGATGGTTCTCAATTAACAAATGTAATTGCCGAAGCTGCAACAAAAATACTATCTGGGTCAGTTACGGCATCTGTATCTCCTAATTTTGGATTTAAAGTAGACTCATCACAAATTGGTTCTCAATTTACTGGTTCTATTAATGTTACTGGTAGTATATTCATACCAAGTGGTAGTGGGTTTTTTAGTGGTAGTGGTAAGGGATTATTTGATATACCATTATCAGCATTTACAGGAGATGCATCTAGAATAGCTAGCGGTAGTGTAACTGCATCTGTATCTCCGAATTTTGGATTTAAAGTAACATCGTTAATAAGTGGTTCTCAATTAACTGGTTCAGTAAAGGTTAGCGGGTCATTGACAGTTAGTGAATTCTTTATTGGAGATGGTAGATTTTTAACAAATGTACCTGCAGCCGAAAGTGCAAAAATAGTATCTGGGTCTGTTACGGCATCTGTATCACCCAATCGTGGGTTTTTAGTAACATCAGTAGTAAGTGGTTCTACATTTACTGGAAGTTTATTTGTAAGTGGAAATATTACAATACCATCTGGAAGTGGATTTTTTAGTGGAAGCGGTGAGGCATTATTTAATATTCCTAGGTCAGCTTTAAATGATGATGCACTAACTTCTGCAGAAATTAAATCTGGTTCAGTTACGGCATCTGTATCTCCTAATTTTGGATTTAGAGTAATATCGGCTGAAATAGGTTCTCAATTTACTGGGTCACTATTTGTAAGTGGGGGAAATATAAGAGCAGCAAGTGGTTCATTCTTTAGTGGTAGTGGTAGAGGATTATCTGATATTCCGGAATCTGCTTTATCATTTTCACCAAATAGAATTTCAAGTGGTAGTGTAACTGCATCTGTATCTCCTAATTTTGGATTTAGAGTACAATCTTCTTTAATTGGTTCTCAATTTACAGGTTCTTTATTTGTAACTGGTGGAAATATAAGAGTAGCAACTGGTTCATTTTTTAGTGGTAGTGGAGCTGGATTGAGTGATATTCCGGAATCAGCATTATCATTTAAAATTAATAGAATTGCAAGTGGTTCTGTGACGGCATCAATATCACCTGATTTTGGATTAACAGTAAATACATTTTCTACAATTAGTGGTAGTTTTATAGCATCATCATCAGCTAGAATAATACCGGATTATGAAATAGATAAGGTATTTATTGTTACTAATAATGAAAGTGGTAACTATAATATTAGTAATACATTAGTAAGTGGTTCAAACCCAACTTTAACTTTAGTTAGAAATGTAGAATATACGTTTAACGTTAATGCATCTGGGCATCCGTTTTGGATTAAAGAAGTAAGTAGCATTGGTACTGGAAACTCATATGATTATTGGGTAACTAATAATGGTGAAGATGTAGGTAATATAACATTTTTAGTTTCAGGAAGTGCACCTGATACACTTTATTATAATTGCCAATTACACTCATCAATGGCAGGCGCAATTAATGTAGTAGATGCATTATATATACCGGCAGAAATAAAATTAATTGGTGAAACAAAAGTTGAAGGAAATGTTACCGCATCAATGTTTAGTGGTAGTGGTAAAGGATTATTTGATATACCAATAGCAGCAATATCCGGAGATACTGTTAGAATAGCTAGTGGTAGTGTAACCGCATCTGTATCACCTGTATTTGGATTTAGAGTAGCATCATTTGATAGCGGCTCTGATTTTAGTGGAAGTATTAGAATAGATTCTTCATCTTTTATATATTCATTAGGAACTTTCTTAAGAGAAATTCCTAGAGCAGCATTGACAGAGGATGCATTAGTATCTTCAGAAATAAAATCAGGTTCGGTAACCGCCTCCGTTAGTCCTGTTTTTGGATTTAAAGTAACAACGCCATTTACATCGTCTGTGAGTGAAAGTTATTTCTTTACGCAAATCGCATCTCAATTTACTGGTTCTATATCTGTGAGTGGAAGTGTTTATATTAATGATAATAGTGGTGGCCTATTTATAGAATCATCATCTTTTATATATGCAGTAGGTACTCATTTAAGAAATATTCCTCGTTCTGCACTAACGGATGATGCATTGATATCTACTGAAATTAAAAGTGGTAGTGTAACGGCATCGGTATCTCCTGATTTTGGATTTAAAGTTATAACCCCATTTACAGGTTCTCAAATAGGTTCTCAATTCACCGGTTCAATTGATGTTAGTGGAAGTGTAAAAGCATTTACATTTATAGGAGATGGTTCTCAATTAACCAATGTTCAAGCGGCAGCAGCACCTTTAATAGCAAGTGGTTCAGCAACAGCATCGGTTCAAAGTGGAGATACATTCATAGTAACAACCGGAGCAACCGGAAGTGGACAGGATGTACAATTTGGTTCTCGTTTTACTGGTTCTATTGATGTAAGTGGTAGTATCAAAGCTCAATTCATATTAGGTGATGGTACTTTTATAACAAACGTACAAGCAGCTGCAGCACCATTCATTGGTAGTGGTTCTGCAACGGCATCGGTTCAAAGTGGTAATAATTTTATAGTAACAACTGGAGCAACTGGTTCTGCTATTGGTTCTAGATTTACTGGTTCAATTGATGTTAGTGGTAGTATTAGAGCATTTTCATTTAGTGGAGATGGTTCTCAATTAACAAATGTAGTAGCAGCGGCATCTCCATTGATAGCAAGTGGTTCGGCAACTGCATCTGTACAAAGTGGAATACAATTAATTGTTACAACTAAAGGTAATTTTTCACCAGTTGGTGCAAATTCTGGTTCATATTATGGTTCTGTATTTACTGGTTCTGTAATTATTAGTGGTTCAATATCATCATCTCGTTATGATGGTGATGGGGGTGGATTATTTAATATCCCAGCATCAGCACTTGAAGATTTACAATTAGATAGAATACAATCTGGTTCTGGTAGAGCAATAATAGACCCAACTAAATTAGATGTAAACGTACCAATAACAGCAGCACTTTATATAGGTGATGGTGGTGGATTATTTAACATTCCTGCGGAAGCATTAGAAGATTTACAATTAGATAGAATCATATCAGGCTCAGTACAAGCGGTAATTTCTCCGAACAAAGGGTTGGAAGTTGGTATTAAAACGAGAATATCTGGTTCATTATCAGTTAGTGGAGCTTTGTTTATAACTGGTGGTAATGTTGTAGTAGAAAGTGGTTCAGCATATTATGGAGATGGTAGTGGATTAACAAATATTAGTATTGCAAATTTATCATTTGAAACATTTATATTAAAGAGTGGTTCTGCAACAGCATCTATTTCTCCTAATAACGGATTTGTAGTTAATACATCTTCATTCTTTTATGGAGAAATGTACGTTCAGGATAAATTAAGAGTTAGTGATGTAACTGCAAGTGGTATTATTAAATCTCAATTATTTACCGGCTCATTCTTAGGAACTTACACATATCAAGGAAATGGACCTACGGCAAGTATTGATTATGATATTTTAAGATTTGACCCAAATAGAGGACATTATATTCCTCAACCTGAAACCTCATTAACCGAAACGGTATCATTTAATAATGTTAGTACATTAACAATTGTACATAATTTGGGAATTAGATACCCAATGGTTCAAGTTTACGCAACTGGTTCAGAAGACCAAATTTTACCAGGTACAATAAAATCAATAGATGATGATACAATTCAAATTCTATTTAGTGGATTGACAAGTGGACATGTAGTAATTGGAAGTGGTGGTTCTTTGATAAACGGAACAATACCAGGAGATAGAGTAATTGGTACAGTCTTATCAGCATCACATGCAGAAGTTGCACAAGTAGCAAATTCACTTGTTGGATTTAATTCTGCATCATTAGCAGCATTGGGTGATTTGACAAATTTTGTAACAAATAATAAAACATCATCAATGGCGGTGTTTAGTGCAGTAAGTTCTTCTTACGCATTAACCGCATCATACGCATTAAATGCAGCACAAGGTAGTGGTACTGAATTATTTATATACCAAACCAGTTCATTAGTAAAAGCACAAGTAGGAAAAATTCATTTTACTGGTTCTGGTGTTGATGTGATATCATCTGGTTCTGATGGGGTATTAGTAAGGATATTAGGTGGTGGTGGCGGCGAGGGTTTTGGTGATTTACTTAGTTCACAAACTTCTTCAATGTTAGTTGGTACTGCATCTTTAGCATTCACCGCATCATACGCTCTTTACGCTTTAAATGCGGAAGGTGTAAATACAGCATCATTCTTACAAGTAAATAAAGATAGTAATATTAACGCTAATTTAACTATTAGTGGTAGTTTAGGTGTAAGTGGTAGTGTGTTAATAAACGCACTTGTTTCTGGTTCATCGGAAGATGTGGTAGTTTGGAATAGTACAACAAAAAAATTAGAAAGAAGAAATATAGCAGGTGTACAAGGTTCATCAGGAACATCTGGAGCTAGTGGTACTGATGGTACATCGGGAACTTCTGGAATATCTGGAAGTAGTGGTTCATCTGGAAGTAGTGGTACATCTGGAAGTAGCGGTTCATCTGGAGTAAGTGGTACATCTGGAAGTAGCGGTTCATCCGGCTCATCCGGAAGTAGTGGTTCATCGGGAAGTAGTGGTACATCAGGAAGTAGTGGTTCATCTGGAAGTAGTGGTACATCTGGAAGTAGCGGTTCATCCGGCTCATCCGGAAGTAGTGGTTCATCCGGAAGTAGTGGTTCAAGTGGTTCAAGTGGTACATCAGGAACTTCTGGAACTTCTGGTACATCGGGAACAACTGGTTCATCTGGAACTTCCGGAAGCAGCGGTAGCAGCGGAAGCAGCGGAAGTAGCGGAAGCAGCGGCTCAAGCGGTTCAAGTGGTTCAAGCGGTACGTCAGGAACTTCTGGAACATCAGGAACATCTGGAACATCAGGAACATCTGGAACATCAGGAACTTCTGGGAGTACGGGTTCATCTGGTTCATCGGGAAGTAGTGGTTCAAGTGGTTCATCTGGTTCATCGGGAACTTCTGGAACATCAGGAACTTCTGGTTCATCTGGAAGTAGTGGTTCAAGCGGTACTGGTGGTTCAAGCGGTTCAAGCGGAACAAGCGGAACAAGCGGAACAAGCGGAACAAGCGGAACGTCAGGTTCTTCCGGTACAGTAGGAACATCAGGAACTTCTGGAACAAGCGGTACTTCTGGAACAAGTGGTAGTGGTGGTTCGGCAGGTTCATCTGGTTCATCGGGAACTTCTGGTACATCTGGAACATCTGGTAGTAGTGGTACAGCAGGAACTTCTGGTTCAGCAGGTTTTACAGGAACTTCTGGAACAAGCGGTACATCGGGAACTTCTGGAAGTAGTGGTACATCTGGAACAAGTGGAAGTGGAGGTTCAGCAGGAACTTCTGGAACTTCTGGTTCGGCAGGTTTATCAGGAACTTCTGGAAGTAGCGGTACATCTGGCTCATCTGGAACAAGTGGTATATCAGGAACAAGCGGAACATCAGGAACAAGTGGAAGTAATGGAACATCTGGAACTAGCGGAAGTAGTGGTACTGCCGGTTCATCTGGTACATCTGGAAGTAGTGGTTCATCCGGAAGTAGTGGAAGTAGTGGTTCATCCGGAAGTAGCGGTACATCAGGAAGTAGTGGTTCATCGGGAACAACTGGGTCTTCTGGTACATCAGGAACAAGCGGTACATCAGGAAGTAGTGGTACTGCAGGTTCATCCGGCTCTTCTGGGACTAGTGGTACAAGCGGAACATCTGGAACGGCTGGTACATCAGGAACTTCTGGAAGTGATGGTACATCTGGAAGTAGTGGAACAAGCGGTTCATCTGGCTCTTCTGGGACTAGTGGTACAAGCGGAATTGATGGTACTTCTGGAACAAGCGGTACAAGTGGTACAAGCGGCTCAAGTGGAAGTACGGGAACAAACGGAACATCGGGAAGTAGTGGAAGTAGTGGTATATCGGGAACTAGTGGTACGAGTGGAAGTAATGGTACAAGCGGTTCAAGCGGAAGTACGGGAACAGATGGTACAAGCGGAACTTCTGGTACAAGCGGAACAAGTGGAACATCGGGTACTTCTGGCACAAGCGGTAGTAATGGTACATCTGGTAGTAGTGGGTCATCAGGAAGTACGGGTTCAAGCGGAACATCAGCAGAAGGTTCATCAGGAACAAGCGGTACGAGTGGAAGTAATGGTACAAGCGGCTCAAGTGGAAGTACGGGAACGGATGGAACAAGCGGAACTTCTGGTACAAGCGGCACCAGCGGAATAAGTGGAACATCGGGTACTTCTGGCACAAGCGGTAGTGATGGTACATCTGGAAGTAGTGGTTCATCTGGAAGTACGGGTTCAAGCGGAACATCAGCAGAAGGAACATCAGGAACAAGTGGTACATCAGGAATTTCCGGAACATCTGGAACATCTGGTACAAGCGGAATAAGTGGAAGTGATGGAACTAGTGGTACATCTGGACAAGATGGAACATTATTTGGAAGTAGTGGTACAAGCGGAACTTCTGGGACTAGTGGAACTTCTGGTACATCAGGAACATCAGGAACATCTGGATTAGATGGAACATTATTTGGAAGTAGTGGTACATCGGGAACAAGCGGAAGTAGTGGTACTAGTGGAACATCAGGAACATCAGGTAGCACAGGTACAGATGGAACATCTGGAACAAGCGGAATAAGTGGTACGAGTGGCACAAGTGGAACATCAGGAAGCGATGGTACATCTGGTTCATCTGGAACTTCTGGAACATCTGGAGTAAGTGGAACATCTGGAACTTCTGGACAAGATGGAACTTTATTTGGAAGTAGTGGTACATCTGGAGAAAGTGGTACATCAGGAACTTCTGGTATAAGCGGTAGTGATGGAACAAGTGGTACATCTGGAACATCTGGATTAGATGGAACATTATTTGGAAGTAGTGGAACATCGGGAGTTAGTGGAAGTAGTGGAACATCGGGAGTTAGTGGTTCATCAGGAACTTCTGGCACAAGCGGTACATCGGGAACAAGCGGATTAGATGGAACTTTATTTGGTTCATCAGGTACATCGGGAACTTCTGGAACATCCGGAACTTCTGGAACATCAGGAACGTCTGGAGCAAGTGGTAGTAATGGTACATCTGGTACTTCTGGACAAGATGGAACTTTATTTGGTTCATCTGGAACATCTGGAACAAGCGGAGCAAGTGGTTCATCGGGAACGTCTGGTACATCGGGAACGTCAGGAACGTCAGGTATATCTGGAACTTCTGGACAAGATGGAACTTTATTTGGAAGTAGTGGTACAAGTGGTTCAAATGGACCAGCTGGTACGCAAGGCTCAGATGGAACAAGCGGTACAAGTGGTACAAACGCACCTGGTATAACTTCTGGAACATCAGGAACTTCTGGAATAAGTGGTACTGATGGAAGTGCTGGAACTTCTGGTACAAATGCACCGGGATTTTCATCTGGAACAAGTGGTACAAGTGGTATAAGTGGTACAAATGGAAGTGGTGGAACTTCTGGTACAAATGCACCTGGTATAACTTCTGGAACATCAGGAACTTCTGGAATAAGTGGTACTGATGGAAGTGCTGGAACTTCTGGTACAAATGCACCAGGATTTTCTTCTGGAACAAGCGGTACAAGTGGTATAAGTGGTACAAATGGAAGTGGTGGAACTTCTGGTACAAATGCACCAGGATTTTCATCTGGAACATCAGGAACATCGGGACTTCAATTAGTTGGTACAACTAATAATGGTTTACTTACATATATTGATTCACCTATTGGAGCGGCAGTTGAAAGTAATTTAATTTTTGATGGTACTACTTTATCAGTAACAGGTAATGTAGCATCAACAACATATAGAGAAACATATTCTGATTTAGGAACTGGTGGTAGTGCAACATTAGACCTATCAACCGCAAATAATTTCAGAAGACAATTTAATGGTACAGCAACACTTACATACACAAATCCACCAGCATCAAATGCATTTGGATTTACTTTAGTAGTTGTAAATGCTGGGGCTTTTTCTATAACATGGCCAGCTAGCATTGATTGGGCAGGTGGTACTGCTCCTATATTGACATCGTCTGGAGTAGATGTTTTAACATTCTATACTTATAATGCAGGTGTTACATATTATGGATTTGTAACCGGTAAAAATTTAAGTTAATAAAGTTATGAGTATATTTAGAAGATTAGTAGAATCGGATTCATCACAAGCTTTCCCATTTGTATTTAAAGTAACAACTACCTCAGTAAATACGGTATTTACTTGCCCTTTAATAGATTATGGCGGATTAACACCATCTTTAATAATTAGTTGGGGAGATGGTGGAGCAAATTCACCTTTAATAACGGCATCCAATTCAGTAAATAGAATTCACACATACGCATCAGCAGGAACTTATACAATAACTATTAGTGGGTTTATGCCAGGATTTACAGTAAATAATAATTCCGCAATTAGAACTCTTATAACTGAATTAGTTCAATGGGGAATTGTTGGATTACGAAGTGTAAATTTTTATGGTTGTTCAAACTTAACAGCAATACCTGGCAGCGCATCATTAAGTGCAGTTGGTGGGTATACTGGTTTAGATGAGGTAGTTTCTTTTTCTAATTTTATGAATGGTACTAGAATAACATCAATTCCAGCTGATATTTTTGATTATTCGCCAAACGCAACAACATTTAGTAGTGCCTTTGCATCAATAACAACAATAACAACAATACCAACTGGATTATTTGATAATGTTCCTTTAGCAACATCGTTTGCATCTTGTTTCTTTGCATGCCAAGCTCTAACAACAGTACCATTAACATTATTTGACCAAAATGTAAATGTGACTAGTTTTTCTGGAACATTTAGAAATTCTAGAGCAATAGTTGATGTTTTACAATTTACATATAATACAGCAGTAACAACTTTTAGTAATGTATATAATATGAGTTCTACTACAAATGCTTTAACAGGTACTGCTCCTGAATTGTGGAACAGAGTACCAGCACCAGCTGGAACTGATGCATTTAATAATTGTAGTGGATTAACAAATTTTGCATCAATACCTATAAACTTTAAATAATATGTACTTAAGAATTATAAACGATACGATTAATTATCCATATACTATTAATGAATTAAGAGATTCATATCCAAACACAAGCTTACCATTTGAATTAACAGATGCATCATTAGTAGAATGGGATATGTATGTAGTACAACCAACTCCAATGCCGGTTGATTACACAAAAAATATTACGGAAGGAACTCCTACTTTAATTGATGGGGTTTATTATAAAAGCTGGGTAGAAACTGATGCTACCTCTGCAGAAATTTCTTATAGAGTAGAAAATCAATGGGAAACAATCCGAATTCAACGAAACGAATTATTGACAGAATGTGATTGGACACAATTAGCAGATATCCCATCTGAAACAAAAGAAGCTTGGACAATATATAGACAAGCATTACGAAATATTACAACACAATCAAGTCCATTTAGTATTAATTGGCCTGTGAAACCTTAAAAGGAAAATAGTTTATATTTATACCTATAACAAAAGTATATAGATATAGATGATTATACATAGTCCCATATTTTCAGGTTCAATTACACAAGCTTCATCTGCGTACGCAAATTTAAGTGGTTCATTTACTGGTTCATTTACTGGTTCATTTAAAGGTATAATCAATGTGTCACAAGCAGATTTTGATTATCTTAATGTAAATCAAAGATTGTATGTAAGTAGCTCTCAAATTATTACAGGTTCAATATATTTAACGCAGGGTGGATATTTGGTAGATGGGGTAAACGTATTAGACTCAGCAATAGCTTTTGCGATAGCATTAGGATAAAAATAAAAAAGAAATGGCAAATACATTTAAAAATAGTATAACGGGTTCAATAGGAACATCAGGTGTTAAAGTATATGAATCACCAGCAGGAACTGCGGCAACAATAATTGGTGTCAATGTAGCAAATGCAGCAGCACAAAATATTTCGGTAAGTGTAATGATGAGAGATGTATCAGGAAATAAATGTGTATATTTGGTAAAAGATGCTTTGGTAATACAAGGTAGTTCAAATATAATGGTGGGTGGTGAACAAAAAATTGTATTGGAAGCTACGGATTTTCTTTCGGTGACATCTTCGTTAGCAAATTCGGCAGATGTAATTGTTTCGGTATTGGAGTTGACATAATAAAAAAGATATATTAAATGGAGTTTAACGGTAAAAGTCCTAATGGTTTAAATCAGACTAGTGTAGATAGTGTATCACTTTTTGTGAGCGGAGCATCTATATTAAATGCTTCATCAGAATCGGTAAATGTTGTAGGAAACTTTACTGCTTCTAAAATACAAACGGATGAAATTGATTCATTTGGTAATAATCCGTTACAAATAAAAGCAAACACACAAATTAGTGGGTCGGCCAACATTTCATCATCAATATCAGCATCTTTATTTAGAGGAGATGGTGGTGGATTATTTAATATTAGTGCAACAGCTCTTGGAGATTTAGATAGATTAAAATCAGGTTCAGCAACAGCAATAATTTCTCCAAATAAAGGATTAGTAGTAAATACTGATTTAACTGTAGCTGGAAAAATAAATACAACTGAATTATTTGCAACATATATATCATCATCAATAATCTACGCAAGTGGAAGTAACAAATTCGGTGATGCACAAAATGATAAGCAAGAATTTACTGGAAGTGTAGGAATTACTGGTTCATTGTTTATAGCAGGATTATCAGCAGATGCATCAAATGAAGTTTTAGTTATTAATGCAACAACTGGAAAAATAGGAACTAAATTTGCAGCAGCATCATCAGGAACATCTGGTACATCAGGAACATCTGGTACATCAGGAACTAGTGGAACTTCTGGAAGTACAGGTTCATCAGGAACTTCTGGTAGTAGTGGAACATCAGGAACTTCTGGAACTAGTGGAACATCTGGAAGTAGTGGCTCATCGGGAACTTCCGGAACATCAGGCTCAGCTGGAACATCAGGCTCATCTGGAACTTCTGGAACTCGTGGCACATCTGGAACATCAGGCACAAGTGGTAGTAGTGGAACAAGCGGTTCATCAGGAACTTCTGGTACAAGTGGTACAAGTGGTAGTAGTGGTACATCTGGGGTAAGTGGTACATCAGGAACTTCTGGAATAAGTGGCACAAGTGGAACATCTGGAAGTAGTGGTACATCGGGAACTTCTGGTACTTCGGGAATATCTGGAAGTAGTGGTAAAGATGGAACTTCCGGAACATCAGGAATAAGTGGTTCAGCTGGAAGTAGTGGAACATCGGGAACTTCTGGTACAAGTGGTACATCAGGAGTAAGTGGTACATCGGGAATATCTGGTTCATCTGGTACATCTGGAATAAGTGGAACAAATGGAAGTGCTGGTACATCGGGAATATCTGGTTCAAGCGGTTCATCAGGAACTTCTGGTACATCGGGAACTTCTGGAACTTCTGGAACTTCTGGTACATCCGGTTTAACAGGAGCTGGTGGAGGTTCTGGTACTGCAGGAAGTGGTGGTTCATCTGGAAGTAGTGGTACAAGCGGTACAAGTGGAACATCAGGAACTTCTGGTACATCAGGAACTACGGCAACGGCTGGAAGTGGAGGTACTGCTGGTACTGCAGGAACTTCGGGAACATCCGGTACATCGGGAACTTCTGGTAGTACGGGTTCATCAGGAACTTCTGGTACAAGTGGTTCATCGGGAACTTCTGGTACATCAGGAACAAGTGGAGCAACAGGTTCTACGGGTAGCGCAGGTTCATCGGGAATTAGCGGAACATCTGGCACAAGCGGAACATCTGGCACAAGTGGAACATCGGGAACATCTGGTACATCAGGAGTAAGTGGTTCAGCTGGAAGTAGTGGAACATCAGGAACATCTGGTACATCAGGAGTAAGTGGTTCGGCTGGTACATCAGGAGTAAGTGGCTCAGCTGGAAGTAGTGGAACATCGGGAACATCTGGTACATCAGGAGTAAGTGGTTCAGCTGGAAGTAGTGGAACATCAGGAACATCTGGTACATCAGGAACATCTGGAACAAGCGGTTCTGCTGGTAGTGGTGGTTCATCGGGAACGTCTGGTACATCAGGAACTTCTGGTACAAGCGGTTCTGCTGGTAGTGGTGGTACAGCCGGTACATCGGGAACTTCTGGAACTTCTGGTACAAGCGGTTCATCGGGAACTTCTGGAACATCAGGAACAAGCGGTTCATCGGGAACATCTGGAAGTAGTGGCACATCAGGAACTTCTGGTACAATGGGAACTGCTGGTAGTGGTGGTTCTTCAGGAACTTCTGGAACAAGCGGAACATCTGGAAGTAGTGGAACATCTGGAACATCTGGCACAAGTGGGTCATCTGGAACTTCAGGAACTTCTGGTACATCCGGAACAAGTGGTTCATCGGGAACTTCTGGTACAAGTGGTACATCAGGAACATCTGGTAGTGGTGGTACATCTGGTACATCTGGTTTATTAGCATTAACTGGTACAACAAATAATGGTGTAATCACATTAAATGGGACAGCTCCTAACGGAACTGTTGAAGCAAATTTAACTTTTGATGGTACTACATTAACTGTAACTGGTAACGCTACAATTAGTGGTGACCTTACTGTAAGTGGTACAACAACATATATTAATACAACAACTCTTAACATAGGTGATAATATTATTACACTTAACGCAGATATTGGAGCAGGAACTGCACCAACTCAAAACGCAGGTATTGAAGTTAAGAGAGGCTCATCCGCAACAAAAGCATTTTATTGGGATGAAGCAGCTGATAGATGGTATGCTGAAGATGGACTTTATGTAGCAGGTAATGTAGTTCTTAGTGGAACTATTGATACTGGTATAGGAGCAACTGAGGTTTATTTAATGGACCAAAATGTTAGAACAACAGATTCTCCTACATTTGGAACACTTAATATAACAAACGCTTCAAACGCAATAAATTTCAGTAATACATCTGAAGCTATATTAGAGCATACTGGAAATTCTACACCTGTTGCATTTGATATGAGAAAGGGTGGAACTTCATTTAGTGATGATGGTGGGTATGGTACATTGCACTTAACAAGAACAAACCATAATAACTCCGCAACATCAGTAGGTTCTAATTTACATTTTAGATTAAAGGATAGTGGTGGTACGATACAAGAGTATGCTGGTATTGGTGGTAGAAAAACTGAAGCTGGTGCAGCTGGAGGCGCATTATATTTTTATCGTTATAATAGAACTGTATTAGGATATTGGGATGCAAACGGATTATATGCATCAACTTTTTATGATTATGATAACTCAGCTTATTATTTAAATCCTGCTAGTACATCTAACTTAAATGCTTTAGTAGCAGGTGGTACAAATAACGGAGCAGTAATTTTCTATCGTTCATCAAATCCATATTCAATTGGAGGAACTGATGCAGTATTAACTGTTTCCGATAGAAGTGGTGCTGACTGGGGTATTTTTGTTGATAAGACTGGATTTGATTATGGTATTTATACAACTGTAGCATCTGGCGCTACTTATGCACTTGCTGTTAATAATGGTAGTAGTTGGGTATGGAGAGTAGATGGAGCTGGTATATTATATTCAAATAGTATATATGCACCACTTTATTATGATAGTGATAACTCAGCATATTATTCAAACCCTGCAGGCAATTCCAATTTAAACGAACTTACAACAAACGGAATATTTACGGCATATGGTACTGGTGCACCATTTATGAAATGGCAAAATACGGCAGCAGCTGGATATCTATTATTAGGATTATACAACGACCAGGGAACACAAAGAGTTTGGTTTGGTTTAGGTGGGAGAACGCAAACATTTGGTTCATATGCAGCATATTCACAGGATGGTTTATCTATGAATTTAGATGGAGCTGGTGCAATTAATATATCAAATAGAGGTACATCTAAAAGAATTAATTTAAATACAGGAGCAGAAGGTAGTTCTAATTTTACAACATTAAGAATAGATAATCAGGGTGTTTATGTAACTCCGGATTCATTAACTGGTGGTATGTATTCACCAATTTATTATGATTCAAACGATACGAATTTTTATTTAGACCCAAATAGTACGTCTAGAGTAAATTCACTTCAAGCTAGAAACTTAGGTGGTGCAACTCTTAACATTGTAAGTACTGATGTTGGTGTGAACGCTACATTAGAAGCAATAACATTTATAGATAATTCAATTGTTCAAGCGCATGCATCAACTGGTAACGGTAATTCTTCAAATTGTTATAACTGGTACACTACTGAATTAATTGATATAAATCCTGAAAAGGATTACGAATTTAGTGTTTGGGTAAGAAGTACAGGTAATGATAACTTATATGTAGGTTGGTATGAGCAAGATGTAAATGGAACTACACTTACATCAAATCCTTACTTTCATACTAACCCAATAAATACCGGTGGAACTTGGATTAAACTTACGCATAAATTAAAAAGTTGGAGAACTCCTTCTGGACAAGCAAATTCAAATGGTGTTGATAGATATGCATCATCAACATCAACATTGGTTGATATTACTAACACAAACGCAGATGGTGTAATGCACTCAAATGCAAGAAGAGTGCACTTAAGATTTGGTACCTGTTATGGTAGTGTAAATGGTAGTAAAACATATTTCTATTTACCTGCAGTTAGAGAAGCATCTTATCAGGATGTTCAACAACAAATAATAATACCTTATTATAATGGTAGTTCATATGGTGGAAAATTAAGATTTGGATATAACGATTGGGGTTATTTTGGAATTGGTATGTATGGTGCTGCTGGAGAATTCCGTATGAGTTCTGATACTGGTGATTTAAACTTAAGAGTAGATGGTTGGGTGATTGCACACAATTCTATGCAAACTCCAATACTTTATGATTTGGACAATACAGCATTTAGAATAGATGGTAATGGTACATCTCGTTTGACAACCCTAACTACCGATGGATATATGGCAGTTGGTATGACTGATACAACTGGATATATGAGTGGTACTAGAGGAGTATCAATATATCATTCAGCAAATCCAGCAGTAGGATTCCGTAACGATAGTAGATACCATTTATGGTATGCTAGTGGTAACAATATGGTCCTATGGAATAATGTTTATGGTGATGTAATGAGAGTTATCAACAACTATACGGAAATGGTTGGTTCGGCAAGAGCACCTATTTTCTATGATTTGGATAATACTGCATATTATGTAGACCCAACTGGTACTACTAATATAAGCATTCTTAATATGAATAATCGTATCATCACAAATAGAAATACAATCTATTTAGCAGGTGATAATGATTACAACCACGCAATTGGTAACTCATTACAAACATTCAATGGTTCAGCTGATGGTGAAACTTTCTATGGTTGGCATTTTATAAACTTGCATGCTAGACAAGTTGGTAGGTCTGGTTTATTAATGCGTGAAAATGGATACATTGGTATAAATAATATTACAAATCCTCAATATGGATTGCATACATCTGGAACATCGTATTCTGATGGTGATAAGAGAGCACCTATATTTTATGATTCAAATGATACAACATACTATATTGACCCTAATACAACTGGTGTATCTGTAAGAGTAGCTGGGCAAATTTGGTCTGGACAATCTAATAGTAGAAGTGGTGATATTGGTTTGGTATTAAATGATGGTTCTGTATTAGTAAGAGCAAGTGGTGATAACTATCATAAAATGTGGTACTATGATGGTATTGCATTTGGAACTAACAGTGCACATGGACACTTCCGTTTTTATGGTGAAACTAATACTCAAAGAAATAATAGTACTGGTGGTGCAAATTTATGGTTTGATATAAACGCAACAAATGGTGTGGCAATATCATATGGTGATATGAGAGCACCTATTTTTTATGACCAAAATAATACGGGATATTATGTAAATCCTGATGGTACAACAAACCTTGTTTATTTAGTTGTTGCAAACGGAAACTCTATTCAACATAATGCATATAATAACAATGGTTCATATATGATGAACAACGCATCTACCTATTGGGGTATGATGAGTAACGTATCTACAAATGACTGGAGATTAGGATATGGTGGAGGTAACTCTATTGTTGGTTGGAACTTAAGATGGGATAATGGAAGTACGGCTTGGGCACAAAACTTCCAAGCTAATATAATGTATGATGCACAAAATACAGGATATTTTGTAGACCCTAATGGACGTTCTCGTTTATCATCAATGGATTATGGCAATGGTTCATACTATTTAGCAGGTGGTGATTGGGGTTATCGTCATAACACTCCATATGGTTGGATTCAATTTGGACCAGCTAACTCTGGACATGCTCACATTTATACTGATAGAGGTAACTTCTACTTTAATGTGTATGAGATGTATTTGAACGGATATAGAGTTCCAATGTATGGATATAATGTTGGTGGAAGTTTATACGCAAATGTGTACTATGATTCTGACAATACTGGATACTATATGGACCCAACTTCAGATTCAAACTGGAATGGTTTAACATTATATGGTAAAAATAGAATTGGATTAGCGGCAAAAGAAAATTATAGAAGAAGTGATTATACAGGAGATAGTAACCACTGGACAGGTGCAAGAGGATGGGGTACGACTTCATTCAATGACCAAATGAACTGGGGTTCTGGTTGGGGTGATAGCTGGGGTAGTATTGGACAATCTCCTGGGGATACTTCTCACTATTTAACGGCACAAGTATATCACTATTCTTATTCTGGATATGGATATGGATGGCAGTTGACGGGTGGTGTTACCGATTCATTGTGGTGGAGACATAGCTGGCCATACCCTGGTGGTTGGTTTAAAATTGCTATGTATGATAATAATGCATCCGCAGGTGGTGCATTATGGGCAGGTATATTCTACGATTCAAATGATAGTTCATTCTACTTCAATGGAAATGGTACGACTAGATGGCAGGGTACTGATGATTACTCTAAAATGAGAATTGGTTTAACTGCAAAAGGTAACTTTAGAAGAAATGATTATACTGGAGATTCTAACTATTGGGTAGGTTCAATGGGATGGGGTACAACTGACCTTATTTCAGTATTTACTTGGGGTAGTGGGTTCTTTGATACTTGGAGTAACCCCGCTAACCAACCTGCAGGTACATCTCACTGGACTGGAGTTCAAGCACTTCACTATGTGAGTGGATATAATAGTGGATATGGATGGCAATTAGTTGGTGGACCTATTAATGGTGCATGGTGGACTTCTTATTGGAGTGGAAAACGTCCTTGGTATAAGTTGGCAATGTATAGTTTGAATGAATACTCAAGTGATTTTTGGGCATCAATTTATTACGATTCCAATGATAGTGGATATTATATGGACCCTAACTCAACCTCCCAAGCCGCAATGCGAATTAGAGGTGGTATGTTTATGGGACCTAATCCAACGTGGGGTGCTTATTTTAGAGTGGGTTCTGATAATAGACCTGATGGATACGCATCTGTTACTGCGACAAATGGTAACTTACACTTAGATTGTCAAAATGGATATGAAACTTATATCAATCACTATAATGGAAATAGAACGTATCTTTATGAAATAAGAACAAACTTTATTTACGATAGAGATAATACTGGATATTATTTAGACCCGAATGGAGATTCTCAATTTAACCAAGTATATGCAAATGGATGGTTTAGACCTCAAGGTGCAGTTGGTGTATATTGGCAATCTTATGGTAGAGGTATATGGGCTCCTGATAACTCTGGTTCTCCATATGGTAACGTAGCAACTTATGGTGGTGGTAGAAACGGATGGTATGGATATGCGATAGATAGTACACACTGTTTGATGACTACAACAGGTGATAACTTTGGATTACATGATAACCGATATAGTTGGATTTGGTATTGGGATGGTGGGGCATTTAATGTGTATAGAGGATATTCATATTTCAACCAATCAGCACGTTCTCCTTTATTCTATGATAGTGATAATACTGGATTTTATTTCAATACTGATTCTAGAATATCTTATTTAAGTAATACAAATGG